ATTAATGATTTATCTTTTCGATAATATCCAACTAAAAGCCAAGATAATGATCCTATAATAAAGAAGCAATATCCCAAAAAGAACAGTTTACTGGCAACAATAAATGCACCGATAATACTGGATATTGTTCCAATCCATGAAACAATATTAAGTAATTTAATCATATTAAAAATCATTTATCTACCCAATCCAAAATATATTCTGCAATAACAACACCAAAAACCAAGTAGGTTATTAATAAAATCCAGCTTAATAAAATCATCGTTTAATCTCCATATTGTGAAATGGATTAGGTTCTAATCCATAGTTAATCATTATCTCTTGCCATTTTTTACCATGACCACATTTTGCTTCTGAATCACCAAATAAATTATAATCGGCTTGGTGAATAATCTCATGAGGCAAAATAATATCAGTCATAATATCACGATATTCAATAGAATGAGTCAAGAATTTAGTTCCTAATTGAATAACATTATCTTCCTGATGGCATCTACCTGCCGTTTTATATAATCTACCATTTAACTCAATAATCGGTGGATTAAATGCAGTTAATGGTGGATACATTTCGCAAAGTGAATCCCAAATTTTATTGGTTTGATTTTGCAAAATACTTAATAAATCTTTTTTGTTCATGTGTCTATTATAGCAGGTTTTTAGGTCTTGTCAAGGGTTTTTGCAACTATTTTCTAGGTGTTTACCCTATGTAGACTTTTGTTTCTTTTTTATCTGCTATTCCTTTTCTGTTTTCTAGCCTATATTATCGCAAAATTTCGGCAGATTGTCAAATTTTTTCTGAAAACAAAAGTTCTCATTTGCAAAAATACAACATTAGGGGAAACCCTAAGTGACACATACTTTTGTATTCAAAACTTCTGCAAACAAAAGTATTACAAAAATTCAACATTGGCTATTTTTCCCATACCAAGGTACTCATATTTTACCCTGATTACCTTTGTATTCAAATAGTTTAATTCTTGTCGTGTTTTACCAATACGAACAGTAATTTTTCCGTTTTTCGCAACTGTTGCGAAACCTACAATTTTTTGAGAGTTTTCTTTTTTCATGTGTTCTATTATATCAGGGTTTTAGCCGTTGTCAAGGGTTTTTTGCAACTATTTTCTAGGGGTTTTCCCCTATTGACAGCCGCCAATTTTTGTGGTATAATTTTGGCGCGCACACCTTGTAATACTTGGGTTTACAAAAAATTTGAATACAAAAGTACTACCCGCGGACAATGGCGCCGAAGTGAGTGCTAACTAACTTCGGCTAATTATTTTTTGGGATTAATTTTATAATAAATAATAATCGACAAAAATATTACATTTGCAGTATAATTAAATAATAATGGCAAAACCATTTGAGGCAGAATATAGATAATAGTCATTATCTCGCCTACAAACCACATACCAATAAATCCCCAAGTTAATCCCTCAGAGGATTTTGTTTTATATGATTCTATTGCCTGTGGTAATCCACAAAATGCTAACAGAATACTACCAAACCAACCTATCATTTCCATATTAAATCCCTTGTTAAATAATTATTATATTCTTTTTCATAATAATCTTCTATATCATATCGCTTTTGAGTATAAAACATTAATAATAGTAATATAATCCAAAGCCATCTATTATTAGTTAATATCATTTTACCGCCTTAAAGTGATCTCTAGCCTGAAAGTTTTTCCAGTCATAAGGCTTGATATTATCTTGCCAATTACGCTTTTTGAGAATATGAGTTAATATTGGTAATTCAAAATCTCGTGCATCTTCTAATGCAGTATGAGGCTCGATAATCATTTCATTATTGATAAAACCATAAACAGTTTCTGCCGTTGTTTTAAATGTCATATTACCATTTGCAGTTGGTTTATTAAACTGGTGATTATCTAGTGCAAACTGTTTAAATGCTTTGCGATTACAGATATTACCAATACTGGCTTGCCATAAACAAAAACGATTATTGAATACGGATAAATCAATACCTGTATTTGCACATTTAGAATAATCAAAAGCCATATTGTATGCAGTTAATGTAGGATTATATTTGCCAATGGCTTGATTAATCCATTTATTAATAGCATTTACTGAAGCCAACATTCTAGTGCCATTATCTAATAATGCAACATATTGTTTTTTGCGTTTAGATAAACCCTCATAACCCCAAATATCATTTGAGGCTTTATCATAAAATAATTCCATATTATCATAATGACCTTTGACCATTACTGCACATTGATTATGGATATTACCTTGACGATCAACGATAATGCAAGCAAAATCTGCAACAGTATCATTAATAGTTGTTTCGGTGTCGATAATCGCAAAGAATTGTTTTTTAGCCATTTATTTATTTATTTCCGTTTTAAGTTCTTATTATACCACAAAAGAATAACCTTGTCAAGTGTGGGGTTATTGATTAATGAATTCTTCGAGTTAATATCTCTAGAATTTGTCTTAATGGCAAATGCATTATATCGGTTATCTCATAGAGATTATAGCCTTCGGCTAGAAAATCTCTAATTAGAGTTTCGGCATAATCCACATTAATGCCCTTGTTTACTTGGTACATATACACCCCTTATATTAAATCTATCACAAACTGCTTTTAAATATGAAACATTATCTTCATAAAATGTAAATTCAGCATCTTTAAATGTAATCAAATTAAAGAATTTAGCTAAACCATTAATTTTTAACGTAGAACCTGATATACTAGAACCTTCAGGTCTTGAAATAATATAATCAGGGTCACCCAATACCGAGTTAATAAATGTATAATCAGGGGTATTAAGAACACGGGCAGTAGCAATAATGACATAACACGATTCATCTTTTAAATCCTTTTTATATTGTTCGGCTAATGGCAATAATGAATCATTTAATGCCAAATCTTGATTTTCTCTCCAATAGTTTAAATCAATTCTTTCACCATTATTATCTACAATGGTTTTATAACGATGCAAAGAACAAACGATTGTCCCATCCATGTCATATATAGAAACTTTTTTAATTTTAGCCATTTTATTTAATCCTTTAACTTATTTGTCTAATTATACAGAGGTTTTTTGAATTTGTCAATACTTTTGCGATTGATTTTAACTATCGCTTCAATAGTTAAAAACTATCGGGTTTGACCTTGTTCTTTTCTGTTCATAGCTCTATTATATCAGGCTTTTTTGTTTTGTCAAGCGTTTTCGCAACTATTTTCTAGGTGTTTACACCTATTGACAAGCCAGCCAGCCTGTGCTATAATTGGCGCCTGCAAACCTTGGTATTCAAAAAATTTGAAAACAAAAGTATTACACGCGCCTATTCTCCGCGGAGCGGGGCAAAATGAGTACCTGAGTATTCAATTTTTCCTGCAAACCTTGGTATTCAAATTTGTGCGTTAAATGAAACAATGTCAACCCCATAATAAGCAATAAAATATTTTCTCCAATTAGTAAAACCTGATTCGGTGTCGTGAGTTATATCTAGGTCTTTTTCCATTTGCCAAGCATGAACATACTCATGTGCAAGTGTAGAAAACAAATCAAGGTCTGATTTTATTTCGCTAGTAGCAAACCTGATTTTATGGTTTATCTTTTTATCTGAAATCTTTTCTCCTTCATACATTCCCATGCATGAGTCACCATCAAAACGCAAAACTTTGGTTTTTGCAAAGTTAACCCGATTCTTTAATTCGAATTCATCTTGTAGCATTAGTTGAAATAATCTTAGTTTGTCTGATCTAATCATTTTGTAATCCAGTTTAGTAGTGCAATTTTAATTGCAAAAAAGCCAACAAAGGCAAGCAAGTATAAAACAAATTCAATCATAATTTACTCGCAATGTTGGGTTAAATACCATTATAGCTTGTAGCTTACCATCTACATTTGAGCAATAAGTGAATGGCAATTTTGCTGTTATAGCTTCGTTTAAGTATGTTTGCATTTCAATGTATTGTGTCATTTTAGTCTACCTGTGTTTCAATTATTATTCCGTCATTGGTCATATGATAATAGGCTGAAACCATACCATATGAAACTTCAAACCAACTAGAAGCTCTAGGGGTGATTTTAGTAAGTGCCCGATAAGCTTCGGGGATTGTGCTAAGAATAGCAGTTGTAATTTTTTCGTTTATCATGTGTTATATTATATAGTGTTTTTAAATGTTGTCAAGAGTAGGGGCAAAAGCCCCTACATTTTACAAGGTCTTTTCAGTCCTAATAAAATCAGCAATTTTCATCAAAGCAATTTTGTTTGCTTTAGTGAGTGATTCTGTATCGGCTTCTGCCAAACCTAATGCGTTACCGATAAAATCGGCATGAACATCTTTTTTAATTGGTGTCTCGCCTGATTTTGTTTTGTAGGCTTTAGCCACATAAACTTTTTCTCGTGAGAGTTTAGCAACAACTGAACGAACAGTTTTCCCAAGGCTATCTGCAATGGCTTCAACTGTCATGCCTGATTGGTATTGAACGATCATTTTTTCTGTTTGATCTTGTGTGTAGTTTACTGTTTTGGTAGTCATGTTTATTTCTCCTAATTAAAAATCTATTATATCACAAAGGCTTCATCATTGCAAGCCATATCCACAATGGAAGAAAGGTTATTGCAACAAACAATGTTGCTTGTAACAATTCTTTCAAAAATTTATTCATGGTTAACAACCTCTTTCAATCCTAATTTTGCCAAATACTTGGCAATGTGTGTAACAGTATTACCGAACTCATCTTTGAATTCTTCGTTAATAAGTGTATAGCTACCTTCAAAGGGTAGGTCATCTAAGTTTAGGTTAAGTTGTTTAGTGTATAGCATTTTGAAATCCTTTTAATCTATGTGTCCTATTATACAGGGTTTTTTAAGTTTGTCAACAGTTTTTTCAACTATTTTCTAGGTGTTTTCCCTATGTAAACTTTTGTTTTCTGTATAATCCTTTTCTCTTTTCTTACCCTCTATTTTACAGAAGGTAGATCGAATTGTCAAATCATAATTGAAAACAAAAGTATTCATTAGCATAAATACAACATAGGTGTTTACCCTAACAGACGGGGCGGTTCGGAGACTAAATAATTCTACACCCTCCACGGCCCCTCGACACGGCCTATTTTGGGAAAATTCTCCAAAAGGCTACGGTGCCAAAATCCACACTTGCCAAAATCTACCCAAAATGTTATAATGAACCCTAAAGGATACAACCATGACAACTCACCTACCTGCCGAAACCGTACGCATTTCTCCAGAAGCGCTGGAAGTTGCCAATGCATACCTACAATTAAACGATGCTCGTGCAGTTGCCCAAGAATTAGATATCGACCCTGAAGTGGTAACAAACATCCTAGCTAAACGTGAGGTCAAAAGTTATATTGACTCGGTGTTCTTCGACTCAGGCTACAACAACCGTTTTCTTATGCGACGTGCCATGGATGCACTAATCAAACAAAAGTTTTCGGAACTTGAGGAATCACAAACTGGGTCGACTAAGGATATTGCCGAGCTATTACAAATGTCACACAAAATGTCAATGGATCTCTTAGATCGCGAGATTGCACTAGAAAAAGCACGCATGACAACCGCACCGCAAAAGCAGGTGAATGTGCAAATCAACGAGGGCTTAGACGGATCAAAGTATTCACAACTGGTCCAACGATTAATTACTGGAGAAGGCGTTTAATGTTAGAAACAATTTGTGAAGTAATGACGGACGCTTACAAGCGTAACTGGATTACTAGTCGTGACGGTAATGCATCAATACGTCATCAAGATCGTGACCACTTTTATGTTACACCTACGGGCGTGCGTAAACAAACACTGCAACCAGACCAATTTAAAAAGATGGGTCTTAGATCCAGTGGTTATGGTTTGTATGCAACACCACTAAACTACACAGACATTAGTCATAACCTAAAGCCCAGTGGTGAACTGCCCATGCACTTTGGACTTCAGCAAAAGATCAATACTGAAGTCCGAGTAATCTTACACTTTCACCCAACATATACTGTAGCTGCAATGTATGCAGGTATTCAACTACCTGATTTACTAAAAGAGTTTCCAGAACTCAGCAGATATACCAATGTAGCACCCAATGTGCCCCTGATACCGCCTATATCGCAAGAACTAGCAGATGCTTGTGTTAATGCACTAGGCTATAACAAAACTACTGGTAACATTGACTACAACATAGTAGGAATGGACCGTCATGGTGTAATTGCGGTTGATACAACGCCTTGGCGTGCTTACGAGCATATAGAGCGCCTAGAACATATTTGCAAGATTGTGCTTGCATCGGGAAAATATTAATGCTAGTTGTCTCTCGACCCGAAGTTAACGTAGATGCCATAGTTGAGTTCGACCCTCAACAGCGGTTTATTAAGCTACCCATTACAAACTATCTCAAGCTGCTCAATGTGTGGGACACAATCAATCGCCCACAGATTGCCCTAATCAATGCAGTTAATGATCCCAAGTACCGTTTTATTTGCGCTGCACTAGCACGTCGTTTAGGTAAAACCTATATCGCCAATATTATTGGTCAACTGGTCACACTGGTCCCAGGATCAAATGTGCTGATAATTTCCCCCAACTATAACCTTTCATCGATCTCATTTGAACTCCAACGCAAACTCATCAAGCACTTTGACCTCGAAGTCGCACGAGACAATCTTAAGGACAAAATTATCGAGTTATCAAATGGCAGTACCATTCGTATGGGTTCTCTTGGTACCGTTGATAGTACTGTTGGTCGATCATATGACTTGATCATATTTGACGAGGCTGCACTAGGCGAAGGCGGCGAAGCAGCCTTTAACGTTGCACTGCGTCCAACACTAGACAAGCCGCAAGCCAAAGCTATTTTTATAAGCACACCTCGTGGTCGTAACAACTGGTTCAGTCAATTTTACAACCGTGGGTTTGACCCCGAATTCCCCGAGTGGATTAGCCTACAAGCTGATTACACCGAAAACACACGCATGGCTGAGTCGGATGTTGCGGAAGCCCGCAGGTCTATGTCAAAAGCCGAATTTGAACAAGAATACCTGGCCTCATTTACTGTGTTTGAGGGTCAGATTTATGCCCTAAAAGAAGATGACATTTGTGAGATTCCCCAAGACCTCAAAGGCGAGGCATTTGCTGGGTGCGACCCTGGTTACCGAGACGCTACTGCTTATTGCGCTATCGTGTATGATTGGAACCGTGATTGCTTTTTTATTGTCGATGAATACTTGAAATCGGAACAGACCACGGCTGAGCATGCTGCGGCATTTACTGAGCTAAATACGCGTCATGGCGTTGAAGTCACCTTTATTGACTCGGCAGCTGCACAGTTTGCAAGTGACCTTGCTTATCTCTACAACATTAGTACAACCAAAGCCAAAAAAGACGTCTTACCCGGCATTGCTTATGTGCAAACCCTACTACAACAAGGCCGATTAAAGGTAGCTCCACACTGTACAAACGTACGTGCAATGTTTGACCAGTATCGCTGGGATCAACGCGAGGGGCTCCAACGTGAACGTCCCATGCATGATCAATATAGTCACATGGCCGACGCAGTCCGCTATGCACTGTATACTTATACCGTATAATGGTATAAAAAATTTGTGCATTGACTTTTGGTTGCTGTTCTGCTATAATAAGTGGAAATTTAGAATAATTTTATGGCAAAAAATACAAACAAGCGAATACCAGTCAAATGGGTTCGTGACAGAGCCAAAGCAGCCTACGAGAAAAAATCGAGCTGCTACATTTGCGAGACTAGTGCGGACTTAGAGCTGCATCACTTGCATTCAGTTACAATACTCTTGGACAAATGGGCTGAAGCTAAAGGTTATGACATTTCAACAGATGCAGGTATTTTAACTGTGCGAGATGAATTTATTGCTGAGCATCACACGGAGTTATATGATCAAGTTTACACCCTTTGTAATCGTCATCATGTAGCACTACACGGTGTTTACGGTAAAGCTCCTCGACCTGGCTCGGAAACGAAGCAGGCTCATTGGATTGAGACACAGCGTACAAAATTTACTGGCGGTGGTGAAGCTGTTGTGCCGCCTAAAAGCTTTGGTAGTTTTTTCTCGGAGTTCGTTTAAGGGACAAAACTATGGCAAGATTTACAGACTGGATTCGCGAAAAGCTGAATCCAGCACAAGAACGTATTTATACAAACGAAGGTA